GGCCAGATGGTCTCGCTGCTGGCGACGCAGCAGTCGCGCATCGACAAGGATCTGGCGTTGCTCGGCAACGCGCCGGGCCTGGCGGCCGCCGACCGGGCGATGCGCGAAGACCCGAGCCTGGCGTGGCAAGGGCTGAAAGCGTCGATCGAGGCGCTGACCGGGACGCTCGGCCAAGCGCTGCAAATTGCCAGCGCCATGACCGACGCCGCCCAGTCGATTGCGCGCTTGAACACGTGGCTGGGCGAGTCGCAAGCGCAAAAGCAACGCGACGCCTCCTTGGCGGCCGACCGAGCCAATAGCCATCTCAACCGGTTGGCTTGGGGCGTCGACACGCCGGACTTCGGCCGCGCCGCCGACGTCGCGGTGCGCAAGACGGTCGACGAAGACTACAAGAACAAGGTCATCGGCTGGACGTCGCGCGCCGATGAATTGACCAGGAGAATCAGCCTCGACACCGGGTACATCGCTTTTGGAACGGGCGACGACCCGGCGGTGCAGCGCGCCTACGCCGACCGCGACGCCGCGCGCGCCGAACTCGAGCGCGTGCGCGCCGAGGCGACGCAGGGCACCGCGCGCTGGCGCGGCTCGGTCGAACTGCGCGGCGAGGAGGACTATCAATACGATCTCGACCGCCATCGCGCCGCCAGCGCTGCGGTGAGGAGTCCCCAGGACGCCGCCGACGCGGCCTACACCGTCAGTTCGATCGACGCCCATATCGCCGCGGCGACGCGGGCGGCCGAAGAGGCGGTGTTCGGCAAGGTGCAGGTGCAGCTCGATCCGAACTCGAAGGCCGACGTCAACGTCAAGGTCCAGGTCGACGCGACCGAGAAGCTGCTGCAAGCGATCGCCACCGTTCAGGCGAGCGCCGAGGGCGCGTTGGCGGTGCACGTCGGCCGGATGGACACTGACGCCGCGCCGCGCCGCTACAACAGGGCTCACTGATGCGCGATTGGATGGCGACGCTGTGGCCGGCGTCCTACAAGGGCGTCCCCTTCTGGGTCGAGCGCGACCATGCCGACACGGGTCGGCGCGTCTCGTCGAGCGAGTTTGCCGGCGCGGACGAGCCGTTCAATGAGGATCTGGGTCGCAAGGCGCGCACGATCGAGATCACCGGCTATCTGATCGGCGACTCCGCCGATGACGAAATCGCGGCGCTCGAGGCGGCTTGCGGCGACGGGTCGGACGCCGGCGTCCTGATCATGCCGGCGCAGGGGCCGATTACGGCCCGCTGCGAAAGACTCAAGCGCGATCGCCTGCGCGACAAGATGGGCCGCTTCGGCTTCGAGGCGAAGTTCATCCGCGAAGGCGTCTCCTCGCCGCTGCAGCCGGCCGAATTCCTCGCCCAACTCGCCTTCGACGCCGTCGAGGCGCTCGCCGCTGCGGCGGCGAGCCTGACGGCGCAGATCGGGCTCTAGCGATGGCGCTGGAGCAGGTCGTCGTCCACGCCGCTGGCGGCGACGTTGCGACGTTCAAGAAGATCGCGATCGGCGCCGGCGTCAAGGATGCGGCGCGGACGTTGTCGATCACCTTCGACGACGTGCTCGGCGCGCCGCTGGCGCCGACGATCTTTCCGCTCGGCTCGCCGATCTCGGCGACTGCCAGCGGCGACCTCGTCTTCACCGGTTATATTGACAGGCGGGAGCCGAAATTCGAGGACAAGAGCTACGTCTGCATCGTCACGGGGCGCAGCAAAGGCCAGGACGCCGTCGATTGCAGCGTCGACCATACCAAGCCGGACTATGTCAACGCCGACGTGCTGGCGGTGGCGAAGGATCAGGACGCCTTCGGCGTCGGCTTCGCCGCCGATTTCACGCCTGACGGTTTCGACCGCTGGCGACCGAACCCTGGCCAGACGTTGTGGGAAGCGCTGGCTCCGCTGTGCGAGGAAGAGGGCGCGACGATGGCCGGCCAGGCGGACGGGTCGATCAAGATTACCCGCGCCGGCGAAAGCGCCCAGGCGCAGGCGAGCGCGCTCGTCGAAGGTATGGCGGGGCTTGGCGGAATTTGGAAGGCGGGGGGCGCATTCGACGTTTCCGCTCAGCACTCAGTCGTCAACGTACACGGCCAAGCCTACAAGGGCTCTGGGGCGCAGGCGATCGCCATTCACGCCGTCGCCAACAACGCCAACGTGACGCGCTATCGGCCGCTGCATCATCACCATGACCGTCACACCGACCGGGCGCGCCTTCTGCGCCGCGCGAAGCGGCGGCGCGACAAGGAGCAAGGCGAAGGCGTGCGCGCCAACGTGCATGTGCGCGGCTGGCGGGACGCCAAGGGCATGCTGTGGACTCCCGGCAACAAGGCCTACACCGTTTCGCCGTCGCTCTATCTCTGCCAATACATGCTGATCGAGCATGTCTCCTACGAGCAGGGCGGCGCGGCGACGGAAGGCACGTATTGCGTCATGGAGCTCGTCGATCCGCGCGCCCACGGCGGGCGGGGCGGCGGGGTCAACAAGTCGGGCGCCGACTGGGGCTTCGACGACTCGGACGCGCAGTGAGCTACGACCCGAACATCCGCTCGCAACTGCTGCGCGCCGCGCTGCAGAGCGTCGACGACAGCGGGCCGCAACAACTGATGAAGCTGACCGGCCTCGCCGGTCAGCCGATCGGCGAGGCGGTGCGCAGCCAGCATTTCGGGCTGTCGAGCGTGCCGCCGGCCGGCGCCGAGGGGTTGATCCTGGCGCTCGGCGGCGGCTTCGACCGGGCGCATGCGCTCGGGTTCGAACATCCGGGCAAGCGGCCGACCAACACGCCGGCGGGCGGCACGGTGCTCTACGACGCCTATGGCGACGCGGTGAGCGTGGTGCAGGCGAAGCTGCGCGTCGTTCACGCCAGCACGATCGAGCTGGTCGTCGGCGGCGTCAGCCTGACGATCACTGGCGCCGGCGTGGCGATCGTCGGCGGGACGGTGACCCATCAGACGCTCGACATCGGCGCGACGCATGTTCACGGCGGCGTGACGCCGGGCGGCGCCAACACCGGCGTCCCGAATCCTTAGGAGCGGCATGGCCTACCCCAATTGGGTCCTCGCCGACGTCGTGACGGGGTTGCAGGATCTCGTCGCGACGCTCGAGGCGATCGCCGCCGCCAACACGCTCGACGGGGCCAAAGCGGCGGCGTTCAAGACCGCCGTCGCCGCCGGGCCGGCGTCGTCGGCGACCGTGTCGGCGCCGACCGCGGCGGTGACCGGGCTGAGCAACGCGCTGGTCGCGCTCTACAACGTCATCCCGACGCTGGTCAGCGAGACGAGCGGGATCGACCCGAGCGTGGCGACTGGACTGTTCGCCATCGCCAACGGAATTGCGGAGGCGATGGCGCCGGCGAGCGCGGTCGCCGTGTTCGCCGCCGAGGCCGACGCGACGGCCGACGCCGCGGCGGCGCCGACCCAGACGGCCAATCGGCTGGTCGACGCCGAGAACCTGCAGATCGTCGCGCGATTGTCGCGCGGCGTGCTGCTCGGCGCCTACGCGCAAGCCTTGGTGCTGACGACCTATGCCGACCGGCCAAGCGCGATCACGGCGCGGGCCGATTGCGTCGAACGGTTCGAGCGCGAGATCGACCAATGTCAGGGCGCGGTCGACGCGCCGTGGGCGGCCGGGCTGATCAAGACGCGCGACGCCTGCGTCGCCTATCTCAGTCAGGCGATCATCAACGCCAAGCCGGTGATGACGGTGTCGGCGGCGATCTCGTTGCCGAGCCTGTGGTGGGCCTATCGGCTGTACGGCGATCCGACCCGCGCCGCCGACCTGATCGCCCGCAACGCCGCGCCGCACGCTTCGTTCATGCCGACCCGTTTCGAGGCTTTGACGCCGTAATGGACATCAACGTCCGCATCAACGAAGGCTGCGCGGCGCAGCCGGAGCTGTTGTGGGATTCCGTATGGAATTCCGAGGGCGGGTTCGCCGATTGGGCGGTCGCGCAGCCGAGCGAGCCGCACAACGCCGGCGGCTTGCAGGCGATGCGGCCGCTCGACACGGCGGTGATCGACTCGTTGTTCACCAATCGCCGCTGCCCGGACGGCCACCCGCTGACGCCGCCCGACGGCGACATGGGCGGCTGGTGGGGCGACGCGGTCGACGTGCGGACCGATCTCGGCGAAGACCCGCTCGGCTCGCTGCTGTGGCTGCTCGAACGCTCGATCCTCGATCCCGTCGCGACGCCGCGCTGGGCGGTCACCTTCGCCCAGGACGCGCTCGCTGGGCTGGCGAGGCAGGGCGCCTGCGCCCGCGTCGCCGTGCAAGCCTACGCCAACCCGCCGAGCCGGCTCGATCTCGCCGTGCAACTCTACGGCAGGAACGGAAGCAAGATCTACGACCGCCGCTTCAACAATATCTGGGCGAGGGAATTCAGCCCCATGCCGACGTCGCCGGCGGGGTCGCTGCGCTACGACGCGCCCGGCCTCGATTTCAGCAATCCCGTCAATAGCGGCCTCGCGCCGCTGCTGCCTTGATGGAGCCACACATGTTGTTCGGCCACAACCGTCATTGCGAGCGAAGCGAAGCCATCCAAGGATTGGGGCGCGGCCTGGATTGCTTCGTCGCTGCGCTCCTCGCAATGACGGTGTGGGCGGTCGCGCCCCAATCCTTGGAT